TTTAAACGGTATTTTGAAGGATGATCTGTATTTGTAAAAAGATTTCTTATCATTTCAATAATATACTGCAATATTGCAATGAATGATTTAATTTGTTGTTTAATATCTTCTATAGTTTGAGATATTCTATCGTTTAAAATTTCTATTTCGCTTTTAATTTCTTCTATTTGAGCATTTATCTGTTGTTTAACGCTTTCAGAGGTTTTACTTATTAATTGTTTTTGAAGAAGTTTAATTTTTTCAACTCTTGCAGATATATCTAATTTAGTATGTTCTTTATTTATAAGATAAGATGTAGCTCCCATTAAAAGACCTTTCGCAATTTCAAGATTTTGCACTTTTTTATCAATGTCATTAGTTGCGTCTATACGTTTTAAAAGATCTTCTTCTCCTAAATTTTCATCCCAAGTATCTAATTCTTCTTTTATTTCATTTGTTTCATTATAACATTGAAGTAACATATCTGAAACATAATCATTATTTATTTGATCAGAAGAATATTGCAATATGGCTTTAGACAAAGGATCGTTTCTTAAATAATATTTAAGCGTATTTTTACTCATTTGTTTTTTAATAAGCTTATTAATGATAAGCTCAATAGTAAGCATAGCTGCTGCTTCAATCAATTCTCTTTTCTTGGGGATGCTGAAATATAACGCTTCAAGTTCCATATTTAATTGGAACTTGAGATACGTTTTTTCGGAATCTACCTTATTTTTGATTGCTTTTTTTAAACGTCCTTTTATGTCTAAAGTTCCAATCATTATTTGTTCACTACAGGTTTGCTGTTACTATATATACCGCTAGTTTGTCTGCCGCCATAAGTTGGGCATAAATCTTTACTGCATGAGACAAACATCCAGGCTATTAAAATGATAATAAAAATGATAAGTCTTTTTTTCATGTTATTTTTGTTTCTAATTATTTTTATAAAGCCGATTTAATATCAGTTTTAGGTATTTGGCTCTATCCTAAGTTAAAATGTTTCTTTTTTTCATTGGGGTCTGAATACACGGCTTTTTTAAAAGTTACTTCAAATGGTTTATCCAATTTTTGCTTATACTTCTTTCCCTCGCCCTTTTTTACGTATGCTATTGTCATATGAGGTTTATATCCTGAAAATGTTTGAGTGTTAGGAAATTTTAAGAACTCTTTATGATATTCTTTAAGTTGATTAATTGCAGGAACATTAAATTTAACAACATCAAATTCGTCATTTTCGAAAATATCTATATTCTCAATTTTAACTGTAACGGGACAAATTAATTCTTTTATTTTTTCATATAATTCTTCTTTATTAATTTCATCATGGTGAAATCCATATAATATTGTTACATGGGGTTCTTTTTCATACCCATAATCATCGTTCTTTTCATAAATATCTTCTTTATTAACAATATGGATTTTATCATTCCAATCAGGAACTTTTGCATATAACATTAGACATCCATACGAAAGATTTTCGCTTTTTCTTTCTAACAACCAATTTTTATAACTTTGAAAATTCATATTATACTATAAATATTTTAACAAAATGTGCTCTCATAACTTAAACTCCTATTAATACATTAGTTGATGTGGCGCCTTGTTTCACAGATTCGACAAGACCCACATTTACACCAGGTGTTGCTGGCATCTTACTATCCAATGCAGCTGCTAAGGTCGAAATAAGCGCCCATAACGGTTCAGCAAGAATAGCGTGTTGATATGGTGCTGCACCTACTTTAGTCGTTTGTGCGCCATTAATAACTACTTCATCAGCAGCAACTTCAGCCTTTGCTGCAGCAACAACTTTAACTTCATTCTTTGTTGTAATATTTGTAACATCTCCATCCATTTGAATTATTGAATCCATATTGGGTGTCTGGAAAGTTATCATTGTATCGGGTGTTATCGAAATAATTGATTCTTTATAAAAAATTTGAAAACCCGATAACTTTTGATATATGACAGTTAGTTCTTCACCAGGATCATATAATAAAACATGAGTACCCTGATAGTCATCTTTTATTCGATTTATTAAATCTGTGTCTATGTTTTGAATAGTTGTGTATTCTGGGGCATACATATCTCCGTTATTAAACTGTATTCTAACAAAATGCCCAGGTTTAGGAATAGAAATACTTCCTGCGCCATTGCCCGCAAATATCGTTGAATTTATTGGAGTTGCCCAAGGTAAATGTTCATTTTGAATGCCGTCAAATAATCCAAAGACTTTTACTTGACAACGTCCAGAAAAAGTTGGGTCATTAGAATTAATAACCACTCCAATCCAATCGCTACTGCGTAAATCGTGTTGAACAAAATCTATGTCTGAAGAATATGCCATATTTTAATTTTAAATAACTTGCGTAGAAGCTGCATTGGGATCTGGTTGTTTAAATGGTTGGCCTTCTATCTTTGAACCTAAGCCTGATGAAGGAGCTTCTTCCAAAACGTTTTCTATTTTTACGCTATTCATTTTAATGCCAGGAGCGGGTCTCTCAAGCCTATTATCATCAATAGTTGAGCCTAATTTATCTGAAGGTTTTCCACCTCTACTAAGTTCTTCATCTATTGATGTCCCTAACTTATCTGAAGGATAACCTCCCCTATCAAGATTTCCATCTATTCTAGTTCCCAGTTTTTCTGAAGTTTTTCCACGATTTCCTACAGTTTCAGGAATTTTAGATCCTAACATACCTGATGCTATTCCGCCGCTATCAAGATTTCCATCAATTTTAGTTCCCAATTTTTCAGAAGTTGTAACATTTATGGAAAATGTGGAATCTATTCTTCCTTCTAATTTTGAAGATGGAGCATCTTCGCCAAATCCGGTTGCTTCAATTTCTCCTGATAGTCGGCTTGATGTAGGATCTCCTCTTAATAAAGAAGCAGCATCTATTTTTCCTCTAGTTGCCGTGAACGGAGGAACCACTTCTAAACCTCCTCCTTCAATTGTTTTTGGTGCGCCTATTGCCATATCATTTTCATTTATATTTGTTTGTAGGGAATAATCAATTATGTCATTCCACGTTTTTTTATCATTTAAAGCTGTTTGAGCAGCCATTTTAAGTAATTGGCTATCTTCATCTCCTATAGAATCTGTTTCTGTATGTACAAGAGTTGTTAAAAACTCTTTCATTATTTCGTCTGTTTGTATTGGGCCTTCTAATCTTGAAGAAGGAGCATTTTCATATTGTTTTGTTACTTCATTAACACCTTTTCTAATCATTCCTAAAGCGCCTACAAGATTTTTAGCTCGAAGAGCAGCAGTAATTTCACTAAACGATAATCCAATGCTTGGTATAGTTGTAATTTTTGCTTTATCTATTTTACTTCTAATAAAATGACGAGCAAAACCAGTCCCCCATGAAATTGCATTTCCTATCCAAGTATCTGGGATAGTAGGGTCAAATGGAATATCTATCATTTCTCCTGAACGATCATTATAAAATTGTGTATTTAACCTTTCTGAAGGTGCCATTTTAGGAATAGCATCCCTTGTGTCTTGTGTAGTATCATAATTTTGTCTTTCATTGTACGATAAACCAGAACCATGTGTATCATTATCAGGATCCTGTTCTCTTGTTTGGGCTATTTGTAAATATGTTGGATATAATTGTTTAATGTTATTTTCAAATGTGGTGCTTATTTCTTCTTTTGCTCTATCTCTGCCATTTATCTTTCTATCAATAAGATACATATGTTGAAATAATGGATATATTTGAGTTTCCTTAATATTTCCAATTTTTATTCCGAATTTAACAGCTCCTTGTGGAGGATCTCCTGCAACATTTAGACTTGTTAAATGCGTATATTCAATATCAGATATATCAAATTCACACATCTCACACGTTATTTCCCATGTAGGAAGAATATCGTCTAATACTTTTAAATACATTGGGGGTGAATTCGGATTTGTACTAATTTTGGGCAAATTAACTTTTACATTTTTCATGTCAGCTAATTCATGCCTCATACTTTCAATGTTTTTACTGTTAAAGTTTCTTTCAACTTCTTTAAGATTAATACCATACGCATTGTAATCTTGTTGCACATGAAATGAACGAAATTCTGCTAAATAAATTTTTAATGTAAAATATCTCATCATATCGGGAAGAACCCAACGTTGATAAGTATCATCCCATACTATTTTTCGATACAAATTGATAAGATATGTCATACGTAAGTCTAATCCTTCAAGACACGTGATTATTATTCTTTTATCATTTGTAATTCTTTGTCCTTTTGTCGTATCAATCTTTAACAGATCTGAAACTCCGTCGATTTGTTGAAAATAATAAGGATAATTATTTTGTAAATCATTAAATTTTTCAATAAATTCTTTTAACATCTTAGCTCGAGTTGGTTCATTAGAGTTTTCTAGAAATTCTATTGCTGAATACATTGGAATATCTATTGAACGTATAACAGGCAAATTTAAAGATACTGAGGCTCCTCGAGCAGATGTTCTTGATAGTGTATTAAATAAAGGGTGAGGCATTACATCATAAGAAACTTGTTCATTTGCATAGTTATAAGTTTCATCTTGATTTGTGCCAAACATGAGTCTAAACGAAAAATATGTTGGTTCATCAAATCGTTTTGATAAACTATATTTATTGGCTATTTTACCAATCGAACGAAATTTATTATAAATACTCATGTTAATTTATTTATTTAAACTCTTTTGTAGATAACTCGTCAGCTTCACTAACAGAACCTACGGGTATAGGTGCTGGCCATTCTCTTCTTGTTAATATAAATTCTTGAACAAAATTACTTTGTATTGTTCCCCAATTTTTAGAAGACCAATATAACTTAAATCCCTTAACATAATACCAACCACTATATAATAAATCTAACGCTTCTTGAATTTTATTATCTGGATTAATTTTCTTGTTTTCTATAACATCTGTACGAATTAATCCAACAGGCAATTTATCGCCTCTTATAATATTAAAGTTATTTCCTATAACTTCAATATGAAGGTTTAATTTATCTAGTTCTTTATTGTTTATTAAATTTTTAACTCGCGCCAATTGATAATGCTTATGATGATTGCCATCCCATTGCTTATTATCTTCATTCGAATTGGTTATTGTATATTGAATGCCAAGCCAAGGAAATTTTTCATAAAGATCAACAAACGGGTAATTGGCTCTTTCTAAATCCGGATTATCTTTATCTCTTACGTATGTGGCTCTTCCGCGCAATAACATCATCTTTTTTGCTTTATCTCTATCATAGGTAGGTTCAACAGGAATATCCCAATATTTTGATGTATCAGGGTTTATATAAACATTTGCAGTATGTTCAAACATTTCACATGTCATTTTTGTTCCTATCTGAAATGTTATAGCGGATGAGCGATTTAATGGACGCCACGATTTAATATAAAAAGATGTATTTAAAGCTTGTGTAAAATTTGAAAACACTTTTACAGTTAAATTCGTATCTTCTTCTCCTGTTTTTGCCCCGTATGTATAGTTTTTATCTAAATTATCTAATAAAACTGCTATATCGACTTGTGATTCCGCAGACATTAGTTGTTTATTCACATTAACAAAATTTAAGTTATAATAAACGTCTATCCAAGCGGAATAAAAAGATGAGTCATCTTTCCAAGCCCTAGAAATTACATTATTAACATATATATCGCCCGTAGTATTTGCCTTTAACCATATTTGTCTATCGTCTGTATCATCTTCATTTGTTGCAAATCCTAAACCATATCTTTTTGCAAAATCCATTAATGCTCCAAATGAAGTGCCTACATATGAAAAATCATTCTTTTGGCTTTTTAATCCAGGCACAAACAATTCACCAAAAAATGTCATTGATACAGGAGATTTTCTTTGCGTTGTATTTGGTAATACATGAACGCCTGTTATGACATAATCATTTCGTATTATTTTAAGTAAATCGCTTCTATTCCTAATTGCTATTGAGATAATGTCGCCATCTTTAGGCATTTCTCTTGCCAAAAATTCCTGATTTCCAAATAATACATTTAGTGTTATTGTTGGAAGAAAATTTGTACTATCTATCGTAACACTTGAAATTTCTGTCTTATTTAACGTGTAATTGTTTATTTTTATTAAAGGAAATTCAAGAGAAATTGAATCTTCGGCCCTTTGATTAGATTTTGTTTTTTCTCCACGTATTGAAAGTTCGTCTAATTGAATAGTTTTTTCAAAAAGGACACGTATTCGAGAAACTGATTCTTCATTTATAGTTTGCTGTTCTTCTTTTTTCCCCGTAGAATTTGCTGGAGAAATAGGCAATGTCGCAATTTTTCCAGAAGATTTTTTTTGAATTAAATCTTTGCTAGATATCGTGTTATCTACTGCTGAAGTAAATAACCCGGTTGATATTGAAGGATTGCTTGCCATTATTTTCTACTTTTTATAACATTAGTTAAAAAGCCACTAGTTGTCATTCCGTCTTGTAGACAAGACTCGACACCTTGTCCAAAGTATACTCTACCATTTCTATATGTAATTTGTGGTTCTCCTTCTTTTGAAATGTTAGGAGGTAACGCGCCTTCTTGCATTGTTTTTTCAAGATTCCTATTTTGAAAATCATTATTTGCTTTAGGAATTTTAATAGGATCAATGTATCTATATGTGTCTCTTAATTTTTTAGCTGCATCAACGCCAGAACCAGATTTTGTTGAAACAATTGGACGTATTGAATCAAGACTTGGGATTAAAATGTAGTCTCCTTCTAATAATGTAAATGGATTTGAAATTCCATTAAATTTTAATATTAATTCTGCGTATTTTGAATCTTTATACACAGCAGTTGAAATTAAATCAGGGCGCATTTCATATTGACGTGGAATTTTATATACATTATATGAGATATAATTGGGTGCTCCCATATCAAACATTGATTGTGTTAAATCTTTTATTTCTGTTCCATCTGGAAGAGTAAATACAGGCTTATTATCTAAACTGTTTGCAAACATGATTTTATTCTACTATTATATTAATGCTCTTTGTGCTATCCAATCTGCAGCTCTATATGAACTATAAATTATGTTATTATTTAATTCATTAACAAATTGCTGTGATGAATTTGCAGATATCCCAAAATTAAACGATGCTCTATTCCATACACTAGTTTCATCACTTACGATTGAAAGTTTAGAACCTTCTATTTGTTTAGGATTAATATATCTTCCTCCACGACCAGTGTATTTTATTCCAAACGTTTGATTAGGAACTTGACCAGTTGTTCCATCTTTTAAATCTTTTTCTGTAACTTTATCGACACCTGTTGTAAAATCCGCACTTCCCTTAAATGATTCCGGCAAACTATAAATTCTTCCCATACCTCTATTAAATACAGATTCAATTGCATCTCTATCTCTAGCCATTGCATGTTTTAGTTTAACAGTTATTTTCATTTCAGTTGGGAAATCATCGGGCCCAAGTTCTTCATTAAATTCAACTGTTATGCCTTCACATATTAAATTACCAATCATTGCAATTGGATTTAAAGGATTTCCTATAGTTATATGCCATTCTCCTACTGGTTCTCCTGTTAATATTGCTTTAAGGCCTGTAAGATAGGGAATTTGTCCACCAGATCTTCTGGCTAATTGTGCACCTATTATTTTTCCCGAAGCACCTGACATTAAAGTACTAAATGCCCCTACAATATCAAAACCATCTCCACTAAATATTTTAGATAAAGCTGCTTGAAAATTTTCTAATACGTTACCTGCAATTGTACTTACACCTGTGCCTGGAGATGTAAACTGATTAATAGTTTCTATGCCCCATCCAAGAAAATCTCCTTTGTACCATTTTTCGATACCTGCTTGACCACCTATAAAAGGATATTTAGCAGGATTTGCCATAAATCTATGAGCGCCACCAAAAAATTGTGCTGAAGCCGAACCCATGACTAGAAAATTTGAAAGAATATCAAGAAGAACAGCCTTAGGGTTAATTCCGCCTACAGGACGAGCAACATATTCAAATACTAAATTAAGGCCATCCCACTCAAATGCCATTCCAGCCTTTCTTTTCATGACTTTATCTATCCTATTAATAGGACCCATTACTCTATTTTCATAAGGCCCATTATCATAAGGATCTGGGGGAAGTTGTCCTTGATTTAAGATATTATCAATGCTAACTTGGCCAGAAGCTACACCTAATATCTCAGCAAATGATGCCAAACCTCCCCATATTGCACCTGGTCCCGAACGACTATCAACTGTATCAGCAGTTACACTCCATACATCACCCTGGATTTCTTCCCATTGGACGCCCGTAGTAAATTTAATGATATTATTAAGATTATTTCCCGAATCTCCTCCAAAATATGTAATTGCTGTAGCCATAGGAGGAAATGCAGTAGCAGGGCTATTATTTTCAGAAGTTGCATTCATTCCCGGAAATTTCAAGTTATCAAGAATAGGCGCAGCATATCTTCTTAGAGTTATAAGTCTATTATTAGGAATTTTATTCCAATATTTCGAGAATACAAAGTCTGTAAATTGGTAAGGCGTTCTTCCGTAGGGATCACCTTGTCCCCAGGATATTAATGCTGAAGTAGTCGGAGTACTTGTAATATTAAGTTGATTATCTGAGGTTGTATCTAATTCATACCATTTTCTTTGATTCTTTTGATTAATAAGTAATTTTCCGCCTTCTGATCCATATAATCTAACTAATGCATAATAATTTTGTAATGATGGCACGCCTTTATAAAAATCATCTTTACTCATTGCTGCACGTTCGCTTTTAAGTTTCTCAAGCATTTCTCCTTTTTTATCAAAATCTGGTTTATCTTTTAATGTAGCATAATCCATTAAATAGCCTGTAGTTGAAATTTCAGCAAAGTCCGTTGAATAAGGCATAAGCCCTGTCGCCTTTGCATTATTTAATTCATATGCTTGTTCAAGTCTGAATAATCTTCTATCAAACGGTGAAGAGCCCTTAATATTTAAGTTATTTGCTTCACTAGTTTCACTATTTTTAATTGTAGTTGTATCTACACGAGAAGAAGCAATTTCACGTTCAGCTGCGGGGCCATAAATATTTGTTCGTATATAATCGGGCCCTTTGTTATACACCCAATTTGCTGCTCCTCTAATTTGATTTACATCTGTAGGATCAAACGATTCCCCTAAAAATTTTTTATTATATAGTTTAAGATCATCAATACTGTTTGGAATATTTACAGTGCTATTTTTTAGCGCCTCAAAGCGCAATGGTTTAGTGTTATATACTGTATCAGCAGGATGTCCTGCTCTATAATCATTTATAACTAAATTTTTTATCTGGGGGTTTTCTGTGGCCAATTTAATAAAAGATGTACGATTATGCACAGACCCAACCCATTTATTTATAAGCCCTGCTATTGTTAATGACATTTTATTTTTTATTTTATATATTCATAAAAAAGCCTGAACACTCGTTGCAGGCTTTTTCGTTTAAATAAAATTGAAATGTTATGTTTTCCACCTAATATTTTCAATGTTATTTATTTTTTGACATTCAATCAATCTTATTTTTTTAACTAGCGGGAAAAATACAATTTCATCAAAATAGGAGTAAATATATGTTAATTTGGGCACATTATAATCATCTAACAAAACTACTTCAGAAATAGTTTCTATGTTTTCTAATGTATCAAATAAATTTGGCAAAATTTCTTCTGTTAATGAAGGATTAGAGTAAATTATTCCTCGTATTCTTTTTGATTTTGCGTATGTTCGTATTAAATCGTCTATATACGTACTTATAATAAATGAACCATATTCATCAATAGTAGAATATGTATATCCATATTTTTCCAATATTTCAGGGATATAAATAATGGAAAATAATTTTAGGTTTAGGAACGATTTCTTAAGTCGTGGAGTTCCTTCAATAGTGACATAAAATTTCACGCTTATTCTTTCTCTGTTTTTATTTTTCTTTGTCTTTTGTAGTATATTTTTTCTGCTTCATCTAATGCATCAATTAAAGCTATTTTCTTTTGATTTGCGAGATTATTGGCTATAAAAGATATGGCTTCACTGTCTATTTCATCTTGTGATCTGTTTTGTTGTAATTCAACTTCTCTTAAAAATTCTTCATGCGCTATTTTACCGGCTTCAATGTTTTCGCGCATTAATTCAAATTTTCTTTTTCTTGGAAGTTTTTGTTGGTATTGCATGATTCCAAGTCTTTTGCTTGTTAATCTACGTTCACGTCTATTCATAGTCGTTTATTTTTAAGTTATGTATTTATTTTATAGTTTCATTCAAACTATTCACATAAAAATAATTAAAAAGTCTAAGATAAGAAGCTAATAATAAAGTATCGTCAGACGTAATTACATGAGAACTGTCGATCATTTTAAATTGGATTTTACTTTTATTAATCTCCATTTCTTGTATTTCAGGGATTTCTTTTCCGCCTAAATCTACACAATAAAGATCAATTGCAGAATCAGATGTTAAGTTATTATAAAGAGCTCCTAAATACATCCAATCATCTGCATTTGTAACATTTAAACCGATTGCTTCATACAATACTCTATTAGCCGCAACAAGGTTTGTACCATCATCTTGGTTAATATAGCCATTAATTAAAGTATAGTCATATTCTTCAAATACATAATTATAGTCTTTAATTACTCCAATTTTATCAAGAAGGCCACGACTATCAATTGTATAAGGAAGAACGGTTACTCTGTGTTTTTTAGAAATAAGATAAAAATGATTTTGAATTTCAACCACATCTTCAAAATTTCCTTCTGCTATTACCTTACGTTCAATATTTTCATTCATTGACATAATTTATTTTATTTATATATTATGGTTGAATGTGTTCATTTCCCGAATTTTCATTTTCGTACATAGAAAAAATTGCATTCTTTAGCGCATTTTTAATTTCATCGACTTTAATTTCATCTACAATATAATCAATGAATTTTTCATCACCGTTTTCAAACGAATCTTTAGCTATTTGATATAGCGCTGGCAATGGAAGAGAAATAGTCATTTCCATACAAATTTCTGTGTCTATTTTCTTTGCCTTTGACATTAAAATGTATACAGGATCTGAATCATTATTATGATGCATCGGCGCATTTTCTATTTCTTTTTCTTTAACTAAAAAATCTTCTTCTTTTATTTCTACTGTAACTTGAGGTTCTGGTGATATTGGTGATTGTTTGGCACGTTCAATTCGCCCAAACGCTGAATGGGTAGGAGCAGTTAAAGCAGGAGGAATTAACTCGATTGTCTTCTTTGCTTTAGGGTTTGGCCGTGTTTGTCCTGTTTGTCCCGATAAATCTGCATTAACCATTTCTTCAACAGAAGGTATTTCATAACATATTCCTGTCTTATCATCTTTTTCTATTCGAAGCTTATCTTCATGAGAAACTTTTTCATTAAATTTCCAGCAATTTTGAGGACTATCTATTTCAGCCATTAATTTATTTGTCAGATCTCGTTGATTTAATTGCGCCACAAATTCTTCATTTATACGAGAATCATCTTTAAATGAAAGATATACTATTCCATCCTCTTCTACGATATTATCTAAAAGTAGAATTTCGCCTCTACGATCTCCGGCAATCCATTGGAAATATCTTTGTTCATTCATCTTTTTTGATTTTTATTGTTACTGATTTTATATTTTTTATATTAACGTTATATAACGATGAATCCTGAGTATTGATCACGATATTCTTTGGACCATTCGGTAGTGAATCCTTCTTCTTTCCACGAAATATAATCTTCTCTAAAACCTTCCAAGACATACTCAAAGTGCTTTTTATAATCACCTCCACTTAAAAAATCCATACGTATAACAGGGATAACGAATGTATGCTTAGTTCCTTTAACTCTCCAGTAATATGAAAATGCACCAAAGCTATGATCTTCTCCAATCCCATATTCTACGTATAAAGGGGAAATCCATCCTTCAGGATTAACTTCAATTGTCTTAACATTTTCAAGCTCTTTAAAGTCAAAATTGTGTGGCATTTTATCCTTTTTTAGAGTAATCTACTATCTGCTCATCATTGGGATCAATTTCATTATAGGGATCATGATTATCATGATGTCCATTATCTATATCATGTCCATTTTTCTTACCTATCATTGGAGTAACTTTTCTAACACCTAATAACAATGCTGAAGCAGTAATAAGTTTAAGCATTTGATCCATTACATCTATTGTATTGGGAATTTCTAAAAAATATCCAACCATTGCAGCCAAAAAAGATATAGCTGCAACTAATCCAAGTATAACGCCAATAAATCCTGAACCACTTGTTTTTCCATTCGTATTTGTAAATGTTTCTGCAAATCTGAATTTCTTTGAATTAAATGTGCTCATAATGACATATTATTTATTTTATATATCACCAGAGCACATTTTATAAATTTAGAATATACCTACTTAATTACGTCTACTATGTTTAAAACATTTATTCCCATTATTTCATAATCAGTTACTCCAAGATGTTCAGCCATCTTTGTTTCTACATCAGTGGGAGACATTGCATATACAATGTAACTTTCTTTTTTATATTTTAAATTTCCTTTTTTGTCCTCATATGAGGTTCTAATCGTTACTCTATAATATTGGTCCATAATTAATTAATTTTATTTAGTTTGTATTAAATTCTTTTTTGCGACTATTTCATCCGGAAGCATATCATCTATGTTTATTTCCGATGGAACCTTACCGCATTTTTTGCATACTAATACTTCTAATGGATAAAGTTCTTCTTTTCCTGTTGGAGAAATTATTGCAGATATTTTCTTTAAGATTATTGCTGTTTCTAATACCATTCCACCGCATTCGCATGTAACAGTTTTAAAATTTTTCATCATTTCAGGTGTTATATTTACCCGAGGTGCTCCTTTCATGTTTAATTTTTCCATGTTATTTTATTTGTTTGTTTCTTTTACACCACTATATACTGAACAAAATTCTCCAAGAGTTCCTTCTATTTCAAGATAACTTATATACCATTTTTCGGGGCTTTGTCTATATTTTTCTGCTTCTCCTTTATCGTTAATTTTAATATAATAGCCTTGCGTTATATACATGTTCCACTTTACGTTTAAGATATCGTTTCTAGAAATTTTATCTATTTCGCATAAATAGTATGCCTTAAGTCTCTCTTCAAATATTGTTCCTTTAACAAATAGGGGGGATAACGGCATTCCTGATTTCACGTCTTCTGATACTACACTTATCACGTATAATTTATTAAGTTTTCGAATGTCTTCTATTCGTACCCCCCTATGTGTCCAATCAAGTTTCATAGTTTTACTTATACATTGTCAGTTTCTGTTTTATCTGCATTCTTAGTTATTTTATCCAATTCTTTGTCAAGTTCTTCTTCAGAAAGATTGAAATTATCTAAAGAAACTTTGTTACGGCACAAACGAAAATTTGAAGAATAATAAGCTGCGCCTTTCATTGTTTTAGATATATCATCTACAACATAATTCACATTACTTGCAATTCCCATACTTCCGCCGGTTCGCCACGCATCCTGATTAGCTCCCATAAATATAAATTCCCATTCATTTTCTGTTTGGCGTCTTTGTATTTTTTCTTTAACGGCTTCAAGTTTATATTCCTTTGAACTATTTTCTTCGCCATCTGTAGTAATAAGAAATATTACTTTGCCCGGTTTTTCTTCTTCTTTTGCGCTATCATATCTTTTTCCTACTTCATCAATGGCCCGTCCAACTGCATCAAGTAATGCTGTCATTCCACCAGGAGTATAAGTATCTTTATTTAACGGCTCAACAGAACGAACATCGACTCCATTATGAACAATATCATACTCAGAGTCAAACTTTATAAGCGTTAAAAGAGCTTCACCCGGAAGTTTTTGATGCGTCTCAAGAAAAGTATTAAAACCTCCTATCGTATCGTTTTTTACATTACACATAGATCCCGATTCGTCAAGGATAACTATAAGTTCGCATAAATCTTTTTTCATAATTGTTTTTGTTTTTATATTAATAATTTGTGTT